CCTTGACCTGGTGACGGAGCGCGCCGGGCTCGCCAAGGCGCAGCGTGAGCGGATCGAGATGCAGAACGCGGTGACGCGGCGCGAGCTGGCGCCGGCCGTGCTGATCGAGGAGGTGCTGGCGAAGGCCGGCTCGCGAGTGGCGGGCATCCTCGACGCGATCCCGGGAAAGGTCAAGCGGCGCGTGCCGGATCTGACGGCTGACGTGATCGACATGATCCGCGCCGAGGTGGCCGCAGCGCGCAACATCGCCGCCGCGGTGTCGCTGGCCGATCTGCGCGACGACGCGCCGGATGGCGAGTCGCCGTCGACCGACGACGCGCCGCTCGAGGACGAGGTCGCCTGATGGACCTGTCCGAAGTCCGCCACTTCGAGGAATCGGCGATCGCCGATCACCTGGCGCGCGGGCTGGCGGCCTTGGGCGTGCCGGCGCCGGTCAGCCTGCTCGGCTGGGCGGAGCGGCACTTCTATCTCTCGGCCGAATCGAGCTACGTCGAGCAGCGCTGGACGGCCTGGCCCTTCCAGCGCGCCATCATGGCCTGCATCTCGCACGACGACATCGAGGAGATCGACTGGCCGAAGGCCGCCCGGGTAGGCAACACCAAGATAATGCTGGCCGCGATCGGGTATTTCTCGGAGCACAAGCGGCGCAACCAAGCGATCTGGCAGCCGACCGACGACGACCGCGACGGACAACACGCTGCAGCAGAAAAAATTCCTCGGATCGATGCTGCACATGCGCGGCGGCAAGGCGGCGAAGAACTACCGCCGGATCTCGGTCGACGTGGCCTACATCGACGAGGCCGACGCCTTCGACAACGACATCGAGAAGGAAGGTGACCCGGTCACGCTGGCCGCCAAGCGGATCGAGGGCGCCACCTTCCCCAAGCTGGTCGTCGGCAGCACGCCGAAACTCAAGGGGTTTTCGCTGGTCGACGAGCGCCAGCGGCTGGCCGATCAGCGTTTCCGCTACGTCGTGCCGTGCCCGCACTGTGGCGAATTCCACGGCATTACCTGGGGCGGCAAGGACGAGACGCACGGCTTCAAGTGGGCGCGCGATGCCGAGGGCCGGCCGTTGCCGGAGACCGTTCGCCACCTGTGCCCGCACTGCGGCGCGCTGATCGACCAGGGCGAATACCTTGCCGTCTGGGCGCGCGGCCACTACGAAAACGAGGACGGATCGATCCGCATCCTGGTGGTCGACGCCGAGGCCGTCTTCGTCGACCGCGCCGGCGCCACCCTGCGCGCGCCACGGCACATCGCCTTCGTCGACGTCTGGACCGCATACAGCCCGGCCGCGAGCTGGGCCAACATCGCGCGCGACTTCGCCGCCGCGCACGAGAAGGCACTGCAGGGCGACAAATCCAAGCTCAAGACCTTCTGGAACACCACCCTCGGCCGGCCGTGGGAAGAAGAGATCGAGAAGAACGACGCCGACGAACTCAAGCACCGCGCCGAACCCTACGCGCTCGGCACCTGCCCGATGGGTGTGCTGATGCTGCTGGCCGCCGTCGACACGCAGGACAACCGGCTGGAGGTTACCGTGCGCGGCTACGGCCGCGGCTGCGAGACCTGGACCATCGATCACCAGATCCTCTACGGCAGCCCGGGAGAGGACGCCGTGTGGTCCGAGCTCGAGGATCTGCTCTTTGGCACCGAATACCCGCACGCCAGCGGGCAGACCCTGCGCATCAGCGCGTCGGCGATCGACACCGGCGGCCACTTTACCCACGCCGTTTATGCCTTCGCCGAGAAACACGCCAGGCGGCGTATCTTTGCCGTCAAGGGCGCATCCGGCCGCGAGAAGCACATCAAGAACGGAACACAGAAGGTGGACATCGACTGGCGCGGACGGCTCAAGAAGCGCGGCCTGATCCTCTGGCACGTCGGCACCAACCTGGCCAAGGACATGCTGCACAGCCGGCTGCAGCTCACGCAGCCCGGCCCCGGCTACATGCACTTCAGCCGCGAGTTGTCGGACGAGTGGTTCAAGCAGATGGCCGGCGAGGCGAGGGCAGAGCGCCACGGCGCGCACGGCCGTGAATCGCGCTGGACACCACTGCGCAAGCGCGTCGAAGCCTGGGACTGCGCGACCTACTGCGTCTGGCTCGAAACGCACTTGGACCTGGGCAAAAAAACAGCCAAGTTCTGGGATGACCTCGAGGCGGTCGTTCAGCCGGCGGTGCCGGATCTGTTTGCTGTGCCGGCCGTCGATAACTTGCAAAAAAATCAACCCGCCGCCGCCCGGCCGGCGGTTCCCGCCACCCGAAAACAACCCGCCGACCACGGATTCGGCAGCGAAGGATGGAGCCTATGACCCAGCGCATCACCGCCATCACCCTCGAACGCGACGCCGCGGTCAACTTCCGCAACGACCTGGTGCGCATCATCCGCGAGACGCTGGGGCTGCCCGAGAAGATCGCCGTGCCGATGGCCGACGAGCTCTCGAAGGGGCTGCAGAAACGGCTGGGCGGCCTCTACATCCCGGCGCGCGAGATCCGCGCGGTGCGCGACGATGCGGTGCGGCGCGACTTCAACGGCCGCAACCATGCCGAGGTGATCAGCGCGCACAACATCAGCCGGGCGACGCTCTACAACATCCTGCGGCGCAGCGGCCAGGCGGTGCGGTCGCAGGTTGTCTAACTTTCCGGAGAACTTAGACAACCTGCCCGCCATGCTGTACGGACTCCCTGCAGGAGACTGACCGCATGGCTTTCACCCAGACCGACCTCGACGCGATCGAGCGCGCGCTCGCCTCCGGCGAGCTGACCATCCGCACCGCCGACCGGCAGGTGACGTACCGCACGACCGACGAGCTCATCAAGGCGCGCGACACCGTCGCCGCCGCGCTGCAAGCGCAGACCGCCAGCGCGCGGCAGTACCCGCGCCATCAGCTCGCCGACTTCACGGACGACTGAGCCATGACCAACCTGATCGACAAGGCGGTCGAATACCTCGCCCCCGGCGCCGCGTTGAAGCGCGCCCAGGCCCGCCGCGTGCTGGCCTACTACGAGGCCGCCAAGCCCGACCGGCTGCGCAAGGGGCGGCGCGAAACTGCCTCCGGCAACGACGCCATCCAGCGCGCCGGCGCCTCGCTGCGGCAGCAGGCGCGGCACCTCGAACAGAATTACGACCTCGCGCTCGGCGCGCTCAACATCCTGGTCGCCAACACCGTCGGCCCCACCGGCATCGGCATCGAGCCGCAACCCAGGCGCGCCGATGGCAGCATCGACGTCGACCTGTCGCGCGAGCTGCTGAAGCTCTGGCAGAACTGGTCGCTCAAGCCCGAGGTGACCTGGCTGCACGACTGGCCGAGCGCACAGCGCATGCTGGCGCGCGCCTGGTTCCGCGACGGCGAAGTCTTCTGCCAGACCGTCGAGGGCCCGGCGCCGTTCATCGACCACGGCACCACGGTGCCGCTGTCGATCGAGATGATCGAATGCGACTTTGTGCCGATGGAACTGCAGTCGGCCGCGCCGATGATCCAGCAAGGCATTGAAATCAACGCCTGGGGCCGGCCGGTCGGCTACCACGTCTTCAAGGCCAACCCGATCGAATCCGGCCCGCTGGCCGGCGCCCTGTCATCAAAAGGGCAAACCAAGCGCGTGCCCGCCGACCGCATGCTGCACGTCGCCACCCGGCACCGCGTCCGGCAACTGCGCGGCGTCTCGATCTTCGCCTCGCTGCTCAATCGCTTCGACGACCTCAAGGACTACGAGGAATCGGAGCGCATTGCCGCCAAGATCGCCGCCAGCATGGCCGCCTACATCAAGAAGGGGAGCCCGGACCAGTACGACCCGGGCGACGGCACCAGCGAGCCGACCATCCGCAACATGAAATTCCGCGCCGGCATGGTCTTCGACGACCTCAAGATGGGCGAGGAAATCGGCACCATCGACACCAACCGGCCCAACCCCAACCTCGAAACCTACCGCAGCGGCCAGCTCAAGGCCGTCGCCGCCGGCGTCGGCACCAGCTACAGCAGCCTGGCCAAGACCTACGACGGCACCTACTCGGCGCAGCGCCAGGAGCTGGTCGAAAACTGGTCGGCTTACCAGATCCTCTCGGCCGAATTCACCGGCCGAATCGTCCGGCCGATCTACGAGAAGTTCATTGCGCTGGCCGTGCTCTCCGGCGCGCTGCGCATCCCGGCCGGCATCGACCGCGCAACGCTCGACGACGCCATCTTCGTGGCGCCGCAGATGCCCTGGATCGACCCCAAGAAAGAGGCCGAAGCATGGTCGATGCTCGAAGACCGCGCCTACATCAGCGGGCCGGAGATCATCCGCAAACGCGGCGGCAATCCCCTTGACGTGCTCGACCAACAGCAGCGGTGGCGGCAGGAGAAGGAGGCGCGCGGGTTGCCGGTCGACGGGGCGCCAGCCGCCGCCGCGCCGGCCCACGAACCGCCGCCCGATCCGGAAGACGATGACGACGAG